CAACCTGTGGATTTTCCACAAAGACAACGACGCCATTATGGTCCTTAATGATGCACTCAGTCATCTGCCATACGGCGCTGGTTTTACCACTTCCGGGCGGCCCCCACATGAGGATGCCACGTTTGAAAGTAAAGCCGCGCTGCTTGAATGGCTCTCTCAGAGTCCAGAATTGATTGAATTCCCCAATGAGCATTTCGGTTGCACTATCAGGAAGTTTGAGGAGCGTGTCTACGTTGATAGGCATTTTTTCAAGGTAGGGCCCTTGATTTGAAAGCATGCATCTGTAGGCCCCAGCAGGTATTTCCTGCACTACGCTGGTCACAGGGAAGTATGATTTTCCAGATTGAGCCCAGCAAGCCGCCGCTGCAAGCGTTTTAGCCCATTCACCATTGGCATCCTGAATAGAAGCTATTGCTACTTCAGGAGGAGCATGCCTACTAGGCTTCCTGCTAAGAGCAGGGTCAACACCAATCTGTTCAAAAAAGTCATCAAGATCACTGCTCACAGTTTCATCTCTCCTTTTAGAAGTTGATCCAGCAATTTTTTACCCTGCTGGTTTGAGTAGAAAATACGTTCATCCACGGTTCCATTCATGAATGGGTCTATGTAGTAAACAGGCCGCTCCTGACCGGGTCGCCAGATACGGCGCTCACCCTGTTGCCGGTTAATGGGGGAATCTGGTTGTTCAAAAAAGAACATATAGTTTGCATTTTGCAAATTCAACGAGCTGGAGCCAGATTGATCATTCAAAACAAGGATACGGCATTTAGGGTCATCACGGAAGCGCTTTAGCTCACCGAGCGTGTCCCGCTGCCCCGACCATACCCTTGCATGCCCAATTTTGATTTTTTTAAGGCGATCACTGATTAATTGGTTGGTGTAAACAAAGTGATGGAATACCACCATCTTGCAATCACTGGGCATAGCGTCAACTTTTTCCTCAAGGAAATCTAGCTTTGGATTATTGTCGAAGCTGACCTTTACCTTAGTGTTGTTCTGTCCATCTACCGTCATGAAGCCGGAAGCCAATTGCCGTAGTTGTAAATAGCTGCCTTCGGCTGCTTTGCGCTCGGCTGGATTACGGCTTCTCACTGCCGCAATGAATTTGGCCGCTGCAATGCTGACATACTCCTGAACCGCTGTAGGTAGTGGGATTTGCTGCTTGATATAGCGCCGCTTGGGGAGGTCATGCATCTCAGATGCATCGTAGTGAATGCTATTGTGCTTTACCAAACGTTTAAGCTTAGGAAGCTTCTTTTTCTCGAATACGTACTTAGGAAACCCACTGAAATAGTCCTGTTTCTTTTCAAAAAAAGCTTCTTGGAAAAGCCCTTTTGTTCCACCCAACGTTTCTCCAAAATCAATAAGGTAAAACTGAGACCATAAATCCTCCACGTCCTTCCCAAAAGGAGTACCCGATAACCCAATCGAGTACTCGACAGTAGCCGACCCCGATATCGCTCGACACATACGGTAGGTAAGGGAATCCAAACTACTACACTTGTGAATTTCGTCCGCGATAAATGTATTGAAACCAGCAAATGTTCTTCGAGTATTTTTAGGGTCAATTGTCCACCCTTTCCGCTTTGGGTGCTTCTCAGCCAACATAGCTACTGCCGATGCATAGCAAATGCAGTAGATGTCACCATCACCCTCAGCTATCCATCTTAGGTTTTCAATTGTAGTGCCAATCAATGGAACCAGCTTCAGGCTGGGGGTGTGCTTGGCACACTCCTGAATCCATGTATCAACGGATGATACGTAAGGAACAAATACAACGGCTTTAGGCTTTAGCCCTAACATCTTTTGATACAGAATGGCGAAAAGGGTAATCATGGTTTTGCCGCCACCCATGTCAAGATGGAGCATGAATCGTTTAAATTGAGTGACTAACAGAAAACAGACAAGTTGGTGCACCCAGAGCTTTTCAAAGCCGGGCAGACACTTCAGCTCGTTTGAAAGGGATAGGAGGAGTTCCTTACGGCTGAGTGCTTTTAACCAATCATGATTATCGCACTTTTTGTTAAGGAACTCCTCAACTACTTTCTTGTTGATCATTCAGCCTTGGCGAGGTAAGCGTCGATCTGATCAGCCACCATTTCTGGGGTGATGTTTTCGTGATCAATCTTTCGGTAAGTTTTTTTCCACCACAAATGCCCTTTCGTTTCTTCTATAATTGGGTACCATTTGCCCCCTATAGCAAAGAAAATACTTTTGGCTTCAGAAAATGGCATTCCAAAGGCTTTTGCCATTTTAGATGCGCCGCCATTGGTATCTCTGCTCTTTTGATGTTCTGGGATTTGCCCCCACAAAGAGTGGGCTAGTCCCATAGCGCAAGAATTGCAATGTTTGAAGTTCCAACTGAAGTGAGCAGGCCATGTATCTGGATGCCTCAAGGCATATGACAGTGCATGCAGTGAGGGCTTATCTAAGCTGAAAAGCCGCTCGGTTTCAGTCATGGGTTTAGTCTTAGTCTTCACAGTCATTCTTACTCTCCTAGGGTTGTAGAACTGGGAATGCAGCGTAGAGTTCGTTCATCATGGTGGTTTTTGAAATATACGGATTAGCCTTGACCAAGGCTAGGCGCTTCGCCAACGCATCAGGGTCAAGGATGCGGGGCCAATTGAACGTCCCATGGAAACCGAAACAATCGGTATGCCTGAAAGCACGTTCAAAGGCGAACTTTGCAGCTTCTGTTTCAGGGGCCCATTCAAATCCATGTTGCTCAAGTGTGCGCCGATAATGCCGTGAGAGCAAATCGTCCTCGTTTGAGGTAGTTACTGGAAACATACCTTTGTGCTTGAGCAGGAAGTCCATCAATGATTTTGAGCGCAGGGAGAACCCTGAATTTCCAACATTGAGCCCGTCATTGTACCACCACGGGGCACCAATATAGTCGAAGGACTCAAACAAAGGGTTCCACCTATCAGGGCGCAGCACCCATGAGTCCCATTGAATTATGAGGGTTTGTGGAGTGTGAATAAGAGGAGGAACCCCATGCCACAAAAACTTGCACCATCCCAACTTATCCTGCCAGTCATCTACTAGAAACTTTACTGAACCGGGTATATCAAGATGATGGAAGTCATTTGAGCAGATCAACACGTCACCGAATTCAACATGCTTGATGCAGTCTTCAACTGCTAGACGGGCTAATTCATGACAGCGCGTCTCAATCATCAATAGGGTGACATTGGGCAGTTTTAATCTGGCCATTTATCAACACCATCATTATCAATCATAAGAAAGATACCAGCAATGACAGCAACTACCCACAAGGCAAAAAGGGATAGCACTAATAGCAAGATCATGACTGTTTCTGCTTCATGAAGGGGTGAGCCCAATCTTGGGTGTAATCACAGAATTGGCAAATCCACCCCCTAACAGTTGGGGTTAAAACGCCGTTATCACCATTATGTAGAGGGTGATTTCCATCACCCCGATTGCCACAGGTGAATGGATGAAATGAACCACCCTTTTGGTAGTTGTCTAGATTGACAACCTCTTCTGCTGTGAATTTATTTTTCATAGTTCTCTCCTCAAACGGGCTAGTTCCCGTTGTACGACTTTGATGACTTTCTTTGATGCAGTGCCGCTTATGCGGCGTTTGGCTCGCAATTGCCGTATTTCATGCAGCCAATAGAAGCGTAAGTTAAGGTAGTCTTTTGAACGGAAAATCTTGGCTGCTTTGACTGTTGATTTTAGCCTCAGCCTTAGACGCATGCCTCACCTCGGTAGACAGGGGTACCCAGCGTTCAGTTTTTGACATGAGGGGCGTGCTGTTTCAACGGTCGTTGTGGAGGGTAGAGTTGATTTCTCAGTTGGCTTCATAAGGGGGCCAATTATGAAAAATCCAGTTAAATAGCCAAGTACGGCTAAGATCAGCAAACGGGTCATTCATCTTCTCCTTCAGGTATTTGCTGCCAATAACCAGTGTTCATCAGAATTGAGTCCACCACAAAAGCACCGGTGGCATAGTTCTGACTGACAACAATTGTGATCTTGTCTTCATCATTTCGGCCACCTGTGACGCTAAGGCGGGCCAAGCCCATCTTATGCTCAGCCGCTGTCTGGTTATAGGTGATGATGCAGTCAGCATGGGCAATCTTGCTCCATGCCTCAGCCACGTGGCCTGAGCCTACGTTCTTGGCCTTTTCAGAGCTGCGATTGCCTTGACTGACTACGGCCAAGGCAATGTTGCGGGCCACAGCTATGCCACGCAGTTCCTTGTATATCTCGTCAATAGCTAGGCGAAAATTATCCTTATCAATCCGCATAAGATCAGGATAATCAACAATGAGGAGATCAGGTACGAACCGTTCATTGGACTCGAGCCCATCAAGATACGCTTCCAATTGACGCACAGTAAGATGGCCAGTAGGAAATTGCTTAATGAAAATATTATCCAGAATACGCGGTCCAAATTTGGTTATCCTCTTTTTTAACTTCTCAGCTATCTTCGGGTCATCAAGGGACAGCGAAGGGCTGATTTCAGCTTCGTCAAATCCGGCTAAGCGCCCAAGCTGGTCGCGCTCAAACTTCGTGACTATGTTCTTTTCCTTGCGTTTGCTCATGGCAAACAGGGCTTGGAAGTAGCGGGACGCAGTGCGGTCCTCACTCATTTCTAGAGTAACATGACACACACGTAGCCTATGGATAAGCGCCATTTTAGCAAGCTGGATAAGCATCCAAGTCTTACCTCGCTTTGCCGCCGCGATATAAAGCCACAATTCCTTCCTTGTAGGGCCAAAGCCACGTCTATCCAAATCTGGGATTCCAGTAGGGAAGGACGTTTCACCATGCTCAAGGAAATCCAGTACTCGCGCCTGATCACTGAGGCGTAAACCCGCATTGAATATACTCGTGTTTCGCTGTCGCGATACTGCAAGAAGCTTCTCTGCTTCATCAAGGCTCTCATCGGTGTCCTGTTGTAAAGCCTTTCCCAGATCAATAGCGATACTTCTGAGTGACTGACGCCTGATGTACGTCTCAAGTTGAGACATAACATATTCTTCATTAATGTTCTCATAATTGTCTCTGATGCTGAGCAGGATGTCAGCATATAGGTCAGACTCACGGGAGGTTTTTTTGCCCTCCAGCTTATCAGCCATCAAATCAGCAATGTGATCCTTGGGGGCCTTCTTGAAGCGGTCTATGTACTCATATGACCGCCGCGCTATCTCACGATAGGGGCCACCCCAAAAATCAATCTCAATCAAGTTGCGCACAGTCATGCATTGCTTATCGCTATAGACAAGCAGAGTGACTTGGTTCTCTTGAAGAGCAGAAAGTGAGATTGCCATATTAGCTTTCAATAATCAGGTGAGGCATCGCGACCGGCCCTCAGCAGTAGGCGCAGACCGACGGATAGCCCGAGGCTTGTCTTTAGCAGTATGACCGGACCAATTCATCGCCTCTTTTTGCATGGTAGCAGCTTCCCCTCGCATGCAGGCAAATGAATGAGCAACCCAACAGTAACCCCTAACGACCCTACACTTCCCGGCGATGCCTCACCTGATTATTGCTTTCTACATTCCACTCTGAAGTCACGCGGCTTGTAGCCGAAGTGACGGATAATCTCATTCACCTTTGAATGACACTCTTTTTCAGAGGCAGCAGGTAACCGATCCTTGTATCCATTAGGCAATGGGCAGGCACCAGCCACAGCACAGGTTACGATAACCAAGAACTTCATGATACCCTCCAGACCCTCAAGCCTTTAGTGGTTTGCTTTGTGGTGAAAATACGTTTGTGGATTAGCTGCGCTTGATAGACCTGTGCTCGAGCATTCCTGAAGCTCTTTGCGTTCTTTATGTTGGCTACCGGGATCACGAATGATTGACCTACCTCAATCTCATCCCATGGGTATTTCTTGCGCCTTCCCCCTTTAGGGAACTTTTCAGGCATAGGAATACCATCTTCAATCTTAACTAAACTCATTTCTCAAAAACCCCGACGTTGAGGTAGATAATAATTCGCGGTACAATGCTTGCACCGGACTAATATACGGCTGGGCCCTCCGTAGATGCCGTTATCCCATTCATGATGTCCCTTTTGGCACCAATAAGCTTTCCAACGTCTCTTTAGGTTTCTTAACCATGCGATCATTTTTGACCCTGTAGTGCTTCAAGATTAAATCACCCAACCCCGCTTGCAAGTAGTCAGGGTAGGCATCCTCTATAATACGGGGCATACGATGCAAATTGTTAATCATCAAAGTCAAGGATGGGGTTAGCTCAAGGGCCATCAGATTGGTTTTAAGCAGATCAAACAAAGCTTGTAAAAACGCCATCTGGCTCAGTTTGTGCTTATCCCATCCGCTAAAGTGTCTTGATAAATAACATTCCAATGGGCCCACTTTTCCATCAAATGCCTTGCGTAGTTTGGGGCTGAGGGTTTGAAGGCTAATAGCGGCCCCTGCGGTGGCCGCTAGTGCGTTGAAAATGGTCAAGGCAGGTTCACCCCCCTGTACGGGCAAAGCCGCTGTACGGCCATTTAAAAGGGCCCCTGACATGGCATGGATAGCCTCTAGGTCAGCTTGGGCCAGCTTAGGCAGGGCTGCCAGTATCTGATCCTTGATCATCAGCCCCTCATTTGGATGATTTTAGCCTTCAACAAGGCTTCAGCATGCGGCCCCACAATCCAATGATCATTTGGTATGCTGAATGCATGATAGGGACCAAAAATCTCATATAGGAAATCATCAACAGGATCATATTCCCAAAATCCGAGCACATTGGATGATTTTGGTTCACCAAAATCCATCGCCTTGGCAGCTACCTTCCATGCCTTGGCATAGAGGCAATGACTACATCCACAAGCGTCCAGATACTGGACATTTTCACCTTTAGGGACAACTCTTACAAATTTCATAAAATCAGAAGGGATCATTTGTAGCCTCTTCTTGTCAAGAAAACTTGAAGCATGGTATTTCTGTGAGGACCGTACCACCAATTTGGGAGCATTTCCCTAAAGAACTTATCCTCACTTGGGTAAGCTTCATGCCCTATAAGCTCTTCTATTAAAAGATCTACTTTGGTGACTCTGCCTTCAGATGCATAGGGCTCTAGGCATAGGCCAGAAAAATGGTTTACGACACCCCATGTGTGGCCATAGGTGCAAGAACAGCAATTACAGCTTGATTCCTCACCAGTGTAATTTTCCTTTATAGAGTGTTTAGCAAATCGTCCGCTCATAGCTTTGACCCCCCGACCGCAAGCATTGCTTTATAAATTGTCAGACCATGCGGTCCAGCCA